TTTTACAAAGGAGAACATAGAGAAGATATTGACAATAAAAACTTATCGAATGATAATTTCTATACTCCTGAATTAGAATATAATTATTATGCTACTGCTTACAAAGGCACAGACATAAGCACAGTAAATAAAACAGGAACGGGTAATAATAATGGTTGGCCTCATGAACAATGTGGTATAATACCAATTACAGGTTCTAACTATTATGATAGAAAAAGATTCCCAAATACTGCCGCTTTTTCTTTTATTAATACTTTTAAGTATGTAGTGTCGCCTCATGAAATTACAGAGGAATATGCTGATGCAACATTACCCGTTCAGTATTCTAAATCAAGTTTATTTCATATAGACCCCACAGCAAGCAGATTATTTTTGTTTATTAATTCCGATAAATATATTTATTCTTCAACAAGAAAAGATAGTTTATTAAATTCTGCTTCAAGAACTTTAACAGATTATGGTCTTTTATCTATGAGCAATAGTAAATTAATAAATAGTAGAGAAACAAAAGAATCAGTTATAGGAAATACAAATAGAATCAGGCTTTTAGATACTTCTTATAATCATAGTAATATACTACAATCAGATAAAACTTTATCTGATTTAACTAGGTTTGGTCTAATGAGACTAACTGAATGTGTTTACGATTTCTTTTGGAATCCTATTAATCCTGAAAGACCCGTTTCTCTTGATAGAGCAATAGAAGGCGAACAAAACAATTTTTCTTTTAATCTCGCAACTGTTGGAACTGCTGCTTCTTTTGCATCAATAGTTGGTACGAGCATGAATATAACTATGAATGCAGGGCACAGTATTGCGGTAGGAGATTATTTAGTTGATGGTTTTCCAACCTATTCTAATAATATGTTAGTATTTGGTAAATGTACGCATGTTAATGTTGGAGGAGATGTTAATGTAGTTACAATAACTAATTTAAATCACACAAGAGAAAGTAGTGGAACTCCTTCCTTTATTCCCACAGGCCACAATATATATGCGATTCGTGCGGCAGACATAGCATTAAAAAATAAAATTACAGGATTTGGTGATGAAACTAATTTTATTCCTTCAGGTAAAAAATTAAGTCTATCTAAGTCTTTATTACATAATGGTGGGCCGGGTGGTTTTTCTGCGGTAACTACGAGCGATTGGTATAAGAAATTTAATAACAGTAGAGGCGGAGAAGTAAATATAATATCAACATCTACTAACAGTAGAATATTATTACCTATTGTATTTGAAACCGATGGCGTTAATTATACTAATAATCCTATTGTGAATCGAATAACAGTAAGTGCTAGTTGGGCTAGTAATAGTAAGATAATTAGTGTTGGTTCAAATGTTAGTTTATTTAATGTAGGCGACCAGATAGTAGAACCCGTAACAAGTACGGGTGTTAGTTTGACACTAATTGAAAGAAATAGAGTGGCTTCTATTGATACAAGTGCTCAAACTCTTACTTTGGTACATGACATTGTTAATGGTTCTTCTAGTGCTAATGGCACTGATAATTTTGTTTTTGAGCAAAAAAGAGATGCTAATACTCACCATAATAACGCATTCTTTAGATGGTGGGATAAAACAAGATTAAAGAATTTTATTAATCCCTCATCAGAAAATTTTGAGTTAATCAAAGCCACTGTTTTACAAGGAACAGGTGTGGGTAGTGGCTTTGTAGATAATGGAATGACAACGAGATTAGATAGTTTAGTTTGGGGCACTGTTGATGAAACAACTTCAAGTAAAATTTATACCTATTTATTACTAAATGGTTCGGTTTACGCTTATTTTGAATCAAGTAGTAGGGAAAGTATTGACTTTGTTGAAACTAACTTTGATGGTGCAGTAATGGGATTTAAACCTTCAATTTATGGCGGAGATGTAGGAGGCACTATTTCTTCAGCAACAGCAGTATTAGGTACTAACAATGCAACTTTCCAAAGATATAGTATAGAATTTGACACCAGATATAAATTTTTAGAGTTTATTGATTTAACTGGATGCTATTTGGTTCCAACGGTAGGGACAAGGGATGATGGTACAAGTGTAGCAGTAAGCACTGATAATAAATTACAAAGTTCTTCTGCTCATAATCTAACAACTAATGATATAATTTATGTAGTTTCTCATGAATATGACACTAAGACTTCTATGAGTAACCCTAATGCAGATAATTGTCTGATTACTTTAGATAAGGCTTTAGTTGATGATACTCATTATAAAATAATGCAACCCAACCCTGTCGCATTTTGGCCTGAATCACCGACAGCCATAACACTAAATGAATTAAGTAGCAAATATACTAAACAGGCTGATTCGGATAAAATGTATGAAAATATTAATGCAATGGCTATTAGAAATGGAAGAGATAGTCTTTCTGCTAATAACGAAAACACTTCAGAAGGAATACAATCCATGTATGTTGTGGTTGATGTGGATAATTTAGGTGCTGCTGATGTTGATAGCGATGCTGCAACTCCCGATAGTAATAATACAGTTCTTAAAACTTATGCTGAATTAACTGCTGCAATAGGTGATATAAGTAAAGAAGTATGTATTAGCGATGGTGATGAACAAATAGTAACTTCTCTAGATACTACTACGCAAAACGGATTTAGCCTTAATTGTAATTTTGGGGAGTTAGGAAAGAAACTAAAAGGCGTTCTATCTGTTTCAGAAACTTTTGAATTAACAGTAGCAGGTAATATAGATGTTAATGATACAAGAGCAGTAATAGGAAGCACAGTTAATATAGTGAAGGAAAGTGAAGATTTAGTTGAAGAATTATTAGAAGAAAATGGAGTAAAGTATTCATTAACTAAAGAATCTTATCCATTATATGCTTCTCCTGACTTTCAAGGGGCAAGCACTTATGCTGTAATTAACTATCTTCTATCGCTAAAAGATAAAAAAGTAATTGATAACTTAGGAACATTAAATATTAATAATGATGATAGCAGAACAGTTAAAGCAAACTTTAGCGATTCTGACCTAATAAGTTACAAGCAGACTAAAAGCGAATTTGATTTCTTCAATGAAGTTACTGTTTATGGTGCTGGACTAAAATCTACTAGAAAGGATATTAAAAGCATTAAGCAAAAAGGAAGAAAAACACTAGAAGTCTTTTTAGAAGAATTAATTACTCAAGCAGATGTAGATAAAAAAGCATATCAACTATTAAAAATACATAGTAATTCTACGAACAATCTAGAATTAACTTTGCCTATTGATAGAGTAAAAACTATTAAAGCAGGAGATGTGGTTAATTGCGAAATATTAGCAGCAAATATTAAGATGAATCAATATATAATTTTAGAAACTATTCATCAAACTAATGGAATGATTATATTAAAACTAGGCCAATACTTGATAGGACTAGATGATACTTTTTCTGAATTACTATTACAGGATAAGAAAAGTAAATCCTACAACAGAAAGAAAAACTTTTCAGAAAACGAAAATGATTTTGATTTCTTTAACAATATAAAAATAAAAGAAATAGGTCTTACTCTTCGTAATAGAACCACAACAGGGACTATGTTAGGATTCACCCATAACTTAAATACCGACACTACACCTCTTGGTATTGGCGGAGAGATAACGCACACCGTACTTTTGGAGGAAGATTTATGATAACTGACCAAACAAGAAGTTTATTAGCAACTCAACTTAAAAATTTAATTTTATCCGGTCAAATAGGATTAGGAGGAAATAATACTAGCCCTGCCGCTACTACTTTAGATGTGCCTTTAACTAGCCCGACAGTAAGTATAAGTACGGATAAAACAGATGAAAATGTTATTCAAGTTAAATTAGAAATAATCGGTAGTGCTATTACAGGGAAAGTAATTAGAGAAGTAGGACTATTTAACCATGCTACTCCCGCAAGCGGCACATTATTAGAAAGATTTAACTTTAATGGTGTTGGGCCTTTTAGTGCAACTGATAGATTACAAATATACATAACGATGGAGATTGAGTAAAATGGTAAATAACCCGTATTTTTTTAGCACGATGGCAACAGCCCCTTCGACCCAAATAGCAGATAGTAGTGATAACCCTCATTCAGGATTAATAAAAGCACTATCCATTGGAATGACGGGTAGTTATGCAATTAAAGCAGGTAATGATTTTGCTATTACAGTAGCAAGTGCTTCAACAGTAACAGTAGCCGCAGGTAAAATACTAAGAGATGGATTAAAGGTTGATATTAGTGCAAGTGGGACTTTAACTTTAGGCACAGTTGATTCAGCAGGAACTACAAAAACAAATACTCTTTATTCTTTAATAGTGGTTGCTGCTAATAATTCTTTGGCTATTAGAACAACTACAACAGAAGAAGCAGTACCAGCATATACTTTAGGGGATATTCCTATTGCTTTATTGTTATACACAGGTGATTCTGCAACTATGGAAATTCAATTTTTAACCACTAATAAAACAGATAACTCATTAACCTTAGCATATGAATCTTCTAGTGATTTTACTCCTACTGCTACCTTTACTTCGGCTTCTGGCGGAACTACTATTACTAACACAATTGGCGATTTTACAATAGATAACCAAGATACTAATGACCAAATAATTTTACAATTAGGTACTGATACTGATGCTACCGCAGTAGTAGTTAAAGACGATAGCGGAAATAATAAATTTGCAATTACAGGTGGTGGAAAAACTCAAGCAATGGGTACTTTAGAAGTAGGTACTGATTTAAAAATGTCTACATCTTCTGACCATGCTATTATAGAAAATGTAACCAGTAATAAGGATATTATTTTTCAAGTAAATGATGGGGGTTCTGCGAATACAGAAGTAATGAGAATTGATGGTGAAAATTCAAGAGTCGGTATTGGGACAGATACCCCAACTACACAATTAGAAGTTAGTGGAGATACGACAATATCAAGAAGTGCTGATTTAGGACAAACAAGAACATTAAGCATTGAAGGAGCAAGAAACGCAGCAGGAGCAGATTACGCTAGAATTGATTTACAAAATTATGATTCTACTTCCGGTAGTCCGGCTACTTATGTCGGTGCAAGAATTAGTGCGGCTAATGATGCAGATGGAGTTGATGATGGGAGTTTAGTATTATCTACTGCTAATGCTGGAACATTAGCAGAAAGAATGAGGATAAAGGATTCGGGAGAAGTAGTAATAGGAACCGACCTTCAATTATCCACATCTTCTGACCATGTGACTATTCAAAATGTAACCCAAGATAAAGATATTATATTCAAAGTAAATGATGGTGGAGTTGAAACCGAAGTATTGAGAATAAGCGGAGATGACGGTTATATTGGTGTAGGTGGTATTACTGCACCTTCTGCTCAATTGCATATACGCTCATCGGTAACTCAACAACCGGAAATAAGATTAGAAAATACAAACGGTGATGCTCAAGAAGCGGTAATTCGCTTTATGAAAAATACTGCATCACCAGCCTCATCTGATGATATAGGTTTAATTAGATTTGAGGGAGAAAATGATGCAGGAGGGAATCATCTCTATTCCTATATTTTAGGACAAATGATAACTGTTGCAGATGGTGCAGAAGCGGGAGAACTTTTATTCTTTACAGGACATAAAGGAAATCAATATCAAGTTCTTGCTTTAACAGGCAGTACATCCGGTGATGGAGAAGTGGCGATAAATGACGGAGGTAGAGACGATATTAACTTTAGAGTTGAAGGAGATACTGAACAGTATTTACTATTTACTGATGCTGCTAATGATAGAGTATCAATAGGTCATAATTCCCCTGCTGCTATGTTAGATATAGATACAGGTGGAACTTTTAGAAATACAAGATTATTAACTGTATCTGTATCGGGAAGCACTACTTTAACTGAAGCAGCCCATGCTGGTAGATATAATATATGTGCAGGTAACATAACTTTACCATCTACTTCTACTGCTGGTGAACATTATGCTATTCTAAATACAACAGGTGGAGATATTACTATTGGTCGTAATGGAAATAACATTAATGGCGCAGGTTCAGACATTACTTTAGCAACATATAAAGCAGCCACTTGTATTGCTATTGGGTCTAATAATTGGATGGTAGTTGGTTAATATGTATATTGCTTTAATTGGTTGCGCTCAACAAGGTTCTTCTACACCTTTGGCTGCTTCAATCATAATAGATGGTTCTGCACCTTTAGTTGATTTAGTAGAACATGCCGATATTGCGGGTAGTGGGGCTTTTACTACGGGTGCTGGTGGAATCCCAATATGGGATGTTTCAGTGCTTGCTACGGGTGGAACCGGTAGTTATACCTATAATTGGCAACATGGAGAAATTCGTGACCCTACTAATTCATTTAGCGTTGGTTCTGCTGGAACAACAAATGCGGCTAGATACAATACTTTGGCTATTGACGGTACAATTCCGGGAAGTGCTTTAGACCCACCAAATGATGCTCTTTACGAACTTACATGTGATGTAGATGATGGCCTTGATACCGTACAAGTAACTATTCAATGTGCGGTAGTTGGTATTCCACTATGATGCTCTCATTTAACGCTATTAATTTGTTATAGCGGTTAAAAAACCAAAAAAAAGGCCGAAGGGCTTATTGCCCTCCGACTGTTTTTCCTGACCATATGCCTTTACAAGCACGACACTCCCATAACTTAATTTGTTCTGTTGAACCCACATAGAAACCTAAAAGTCTCTTTGCTACTGTTTTTTCTTTGCAGAACAAACATTCTTGTTTTAATCCCATTCTAATCACTTAGCATTTTTATCTTCGTTCATTAAACGCTTCATATATTCTTCAACGCTTTCATCAGTAACCGAAGTTGCCCCGAAAGCAGCAAAGAATAAAAGCATTAGAACAATGATAAAAATAGCAAGTCCGAACCAATCCCAACCTGTCATTACCATTTCACCTCTAATTCTTTATGTTCTCCCTTTTCCATAGAAAAGGCTTTTACTACTCCATTATCTTGCCCATACTTCCATAAATCATATACTAATTGGGTATCTTTCATGCAGTAATCTACTACTTCATCAAATCTACCCATTTTCCATAACTTAGGTGCGTCTGCACTATCCATTAACTTAGCATCATTCATTGTGCATTTTACAAGATTCTTTAGTTGAAATCTTTCGCCATGTTCCTTTAATAGTATTTTAGAAGTATCTATATATTGTTTTTCTTTAACATATTTATTAACGCAATAAATATCCATTGAGTCTCTAAGAATAGGTAAATCAAATGCAGCAATGTTATGCCCTAACAATAAGCCACCATTCTCAAAATGATTATCTAAATCATATTTTAATTCTCTAAGAGATTTAACTATATGTCCCGACTTAGCAAAATCAGCACTTAATGGCTCATCAACATAAACAATTCCATTAGACCCATCCCAAGTAGCAACAGTTGATACTTGAAACATATGAGTATTACCAAATCCGCCTATGTCATAAGACATATTCTTGGTTTCAATATCTAAAGCCAATACTGACATATATTATTCACCAGAATTAGACCACAATTTACTAATCTTTTCTTCTTCTTTATCTACCTTTGGTTCATCATTGTCTGTTCTTCTTTTTAAGAAACAAACTATCTGTGAACCAGCAACAATTAGTTGAGAACAACATTCCCATCCATCAGCACCATAAGTGTCTAATGTGTCTATAATTACTTTTGGCCCTTTTGATACTTCAAAAACTAGATATGTGTTTTCCCACTTCATTGTTCTTCACCTTTTACCATACGAATATATTTTGAACGACCATACCATGTTTCTTCAAACTTATGTTTAATAGTTTCAAAATGCCTATAAATTTGCGCTTGTGATTTTTTGGACTTCTCTTTAATTTCTTTAATATATAGAGTCTTGTTCAAATAACCTTCTTCATCCTTCTCCATTGTTTTATAAACACTAATAAAGAAGTTTTCAAGCGAATTTTCAGCAACACTGTGTCTCTTCACTCGTAGGCTTCGCTCTAGCCAATCAACCAATGTCATATAACACTGTCGCACGATAGTAGCGGCTTGGCGTACATTATGCCCTGTAACAATGAATCTTTCATCTTTATTCTTAATAGATGGTGCAGATGCAACACTACAAAGAACAGACATTTTAATGAGAATCTTCATCAAACGGGTGGTAAAATTAGACGCAATATCAGCAACTTCGGCTCTTGTATTCCAAAGATAGTTGTTCATGTTTTCATATTCTAACCTTAATACTTGATTGAAATTGGCTGCAAAAGATACTGTTTGAAGAGGATTACCACCTTCACTATTATACTTATCTAATACTAATTTATATAAAGAAAATAAAGCATCAGAATATTTATCAATAGGCGTATTAACTTCTTCAATAGTACCTGCTTTGTCAATTTGTTCTAATCTCATTTTATGCTGAATAAACTTCGGTACATCCCAAACATATAATAACATTCTTTGAAGCACACCCTTCTGCGCCATAACTTCATTTAGGTTAGATGGAGGATAAGTCATAGCCAATACTGAACGCTCACAAAAACATTCCATAATTTTATTATCATCATTACCTATTTGATAAGAAGATAGTGCTTTATCAATAACCCAAGTTTCTCCTGCTAAAGTGTTCATAAGAGTATTAAGATAAACAATTGCTTTTTGTTGATGTTGGCTTTGTTGGAAGATACCGGAGTATTCAAATTCATCCCAATGCGCTAATCCGCTACCTTCTAATAATCCAGCATTTCTTTTAGGAACCATATTTCCTGTCCACTTCTCATCAAAAGTATCTTCATCTATTTCCATTTCTTTTTGCTCGCTATAACCACCAATAAGAACTGAATCAGTATAGTCAGTAACACTAAAAATATCAAATTTTCTTGGCATTACTTCACCTTTCATTCCTTTATCAGTGGGTACTACTAGAGAAGGATGTTTTTGATGTTCATTTACCTTTTCAAATGTTTTTCTAGCGATAGGCCCAACGAAATTGTATAGTGTTGATTTACCTGTTCCTGAAGTTTGAATTTGGCAGAAATGTATTCTGCTATCTTCTATACTTCTTCCATTAGGTATTCTAATAAAGTCTTTTGTAATCTGCCCTAGAATAGTAAAGAAACTTATAGCCGCAGGAATATCATTATAATGTGATACTTCAACTGCTGACTTTTGAAATTCTCTAACTACTGCTGGTAAGGCTTCGCTAAATACACCTGCATTTTCTTCAAATGCTGCTATATATTCTTCTTCATCATATTCTTCATTCATATTTTCACCTTCTCTTCTGAGTTTAATGTGGAGTTAATTCTTTTGGCTAAGGTTTCTCCTATACCTTCTATGGATTGTAGTTCAAATACTGAACACTCACCTATTTCCATTATAGAGCCGAATTGTTTTATTAGTTCTTTTGCTTTTTTAATTGATACGCCTTTAATACTGCTT